TAATCTGATAGAGAACAGATTAGATGTATATAGAACTATTGCTGACAGCAAGCACGACATAGTTATGTGCTTTACTTCTTACCCTACATTTAGGCATGAGATATTCCCTGAGTACAAGATCAACAGGATAGGTAAACGTAAACCACTTGCACTCAAGAGTGTTATCAAAGAAGTAAAAGAAAGATATGAAACTGTTGCTTATGAAAACCTAGAAGGTGATGACGTACTTGGTTTGCTTGCTACCAATGGCAGATATAAAGACCCGATAATAGTTTCAGTTGATAAAGATATGAGAACACTACCCTGCAAACTTATAGCTGATGATTCGATAGAACATATTACTAATAAGAAAGCAGATAGGCATTGGTTTGAAATGTCGTTAGCTGGTGATGCTGGTGACGGAATACTAGGTATCAAAGGTATGGGTATGGTTACTGCTTCAAAGACTTTAGCTAGTACACCTGATACCAAAGAAGCACTATGGTTTAAGGTACAGGAGACATATACTAAGAAAGGTTATACGATTGCTGATGCTATCTTGAACGCAAGGCTTACAAGAATACT